AGAAGCAGAATTAAGATGTAAAATGTTGAGAGAAATAGATCCGGCTCACGATATTATGACTGGTCCTATTGGTGTATGGATGCCTTGGGACCCTGAGGCTTATAAAACTGGGCGTGTTGAATATATGGAAGAAGAACTGAACCAATTGATGCACGAAAAACTAAAGAATGAGGCTAACGCAAAAACCGCTTTTGAACAGCGTGTTAAAGAAACCAAACAAAATGCGATTGAAGATAATATTAAGAAAGCTGAAAAATCAGGTAATACACTATCTCAAACAATTGATGAAAATGGAAACTTAATTGGTGTAAACAATGCCAATACCCAAGAATTCGCATTAAATGAGCAAGAAAATGTTTCAAATGCTGATATTTGTAAGGAATTGTTTGAAGGTGAAAATATTGTTGTTGGAAAATCGGATTATGGACAAAGTCAGTTGAAATCCGGTCCTTTTTCTGATAATAACAATAAGGAATAATAAAGAATAAAAAATAATAATAAAAAATAATAATAAAAAATAATAATAAAAAATAGATAACAATTCTACATACTTGTTCTTTGTGAAACATCTTCAATTAAATAATATTCAACCGCAGACATTTTACTTATGTTTCGGCATATATATTATTTAATTATTTATAAAATTTATAAAATTTATAAAAAAATTGAATGTCAATTCATCTTCTGTTTCAAAGACAAAAACCTAACGAATGCTAATTAGTGAGAATTATTCAAGACAAAAACGAATAAATATGTTATACAAAATTATTTATTGGAAACAAGTTGATAATGCCATTAAAAAATGTAAAATTAAAAAGGGAGCTAACCTATATGCTCTTGAATATTTAAAATTAAATTTAAATAAATATGTAAGAATTAAAGATGTTCAGGAATATTGTAATTCTAGAAATAAAAAAGAAACAGGACATCCATTAGGAGACCCTCCAAGAGCATTTGAAATATTGAGAAAAGATAAATTGCCCTTAGAATGGAGTGAAATACAATATAGAAAAAATAAATATGTTAAATATACTCCACACATAAAAGACAAAATTTGTAGCAAAATAATAGATAGCTATAAACATAAAAGTGATAGTTTTAGTAAATGTATTATCGAGGAAAAAATAAAATTAACAAATTATAAATGTTGTATTACAGGAATACCACAGGATAATGGAGATTTAGCAGCAGACCATTTTATTCCAAAAGAAAAGGGGGGATTAAGTGATTATAATAATTGTATAATAATCAATAAAATATTAAATGAAAAAAAAAATAAAAAATTGCCAATTGAATGGTTTTGTGAAACACTTTTAACAAATTTTATGAATATATGTAAAAATGTTGGAATATTAGACGAGTGTAAAAAGAAACTAATAAAATTTATTCAAGATTTTGAATGAACATTACGTTTTATTTATTTAATAATTTTTTTATAGACAACGCAATATTGTAAGATAAATGAACTGGGACAGCATTTCCTATTTGAACACATCTTGAAGTATGTGAACCACAAAATTTATAATCCAAAGGAAATCCTGTAATTGTTGCAGCTTCACGAACAGTGATTGAACGATGTTCCCAAGGATGAATTGGAAAATTACTATGTCCTGGAACTAAAGTAGGAGCAGGAAGATTTCGATTTAATCTTTGAGTATTACCTCTTGAATAAAAAGCACTTATTTTTAATTCATCTGGAATTTCATCCATAACATCTGCAATATTATTACCCTCAGGTATTAATTTAAATCTATCAATTGTTTTTTTATTATGTTTCATAGATTTGTTATCTTCATCAATTGAAGGGTTGTTTATACCATCATAATCTATTAAATTTAATGCGTCATTTAATGTATAGTTTGTATCTTGTTCTTCAGGATATATATAGTTTCCTTCAATATCATTTCTAACTGCTACCATTATTATTCTTTTTCTATTTGTATATCCGCCATATTTATCTGTTTGTAAAATTTTTTCATAAAATCTATATCCCATTTCTAAATATTTTTGTTTAATATCATCTAACACACAATATTTATATTTATCAATATTTTTCAATAGTTCTTCCATTTTTTTTTTATTTTTATTTATAGTAAAATTTAATTCACTATAATCTTCGCCATTTTTTCTTTTACTTGACTTTTCTCCATTTAATGATTTATTTGAATCACTCAATTTTGTATAATCCTCAAAAGTTTTAATAGTATCTTCACATTTAGTATATAATATCATATTTTTAATTGCTGTTACATTTTCAATTACACTTACTTTAGGTTTTAAAATATTAACAAGACGTAGTTGATGATTATATAAATAATTTCTTATGTCAAATGGATTTCTAACTCCTGCTAAAGAAAATCCTTTACATACTATTCCACCAAATAATACATCAACTTTTTTATTTCCTATTTTAGATAATAAAATTTCTTGTGTTATATCTTCTATTGGACACAATAAATATTGGTCTTCGCTAATAACTTTATTCAACAATAAAGTATCTATTGTATCTTTGTCAATATCATTTACTAATAATGACTTATATCCAGCATTTTTAAATCCTAAATGAGCACCACCAGCACCAACAAATGTTTCAACAATTGTAAGTTCATTATTTTCTTCACAATCGCTGTTATTTTCAATAACCAAACTAGGTTTATTGTTTTTTGAAGTATGTTTCTTCATTTTGCTATTCATAATAGTATTATTGTTAATCATATTATGTAATTCAATTTTTTTATTATCTACTAAAAAACTCATTTATATACATTATTATATTTTTGTATTTAAGTAGTTTTACACCTTTTAACATTTCGAAAGCAAAAACAAAATAAAATCAAGATTTTTTCATATAGTTTATTTGTTTTTTCGTGTATATTTTTTTTGCATTTTTACACTTTTTGTATTTTTATACTTTTTGTATTTTTTGTATTTTTTGTTTTTTGTGATTTTGCCACCAGTTTTTTTGTTTATAATTCCTCGTTGAAAACGCCGTTGTGTTCTTGAATCTGTTATTCTATCATAATTATGGTTATACACAACACTGCATGTACAATCTAATACATTTATCGGTGAATCAGACCCAAATGCTAATTCTAAAAATTTCATAATATCGCTAAACCGGTAAAATGGATTTCCATTTATCATAACAGGTTCAACTGGAATAGTATCCATTATATTTTGGTTTGTGCTTAATTCCCATATACCAAGAACACCATCAGGCATTGCATCATCCACAAAACTAAATAATTTGTCTTGAACTGTTCCTATTTGAATGCCACACCCTTTTGACGGATCGTACTGTTGTTCTTTACCATAATACCCAATCCAAACATCATCACAATAATTGAATCCAAAAATTTTTTTTTCTTCGCGAATAATTACTTTGTGAAATTCATTGAAATCCGTCATTTGATTATTAAAACTATGTAAATTGTTTCGTAAAAGAGGCAAATTTTCAGGAGGATACATACAACCTGCTGTTGGAGGAGCAAACGTAATTACGCTCAATGTTGGAACATTGAATTCATCCACATAAGAATTATCATTTAAAATTAGACTTCCGTGTCCGCATATAATAAAATTATATAAACGAAAAGACATTGATTCTTATATATAACAATCTATAAAATAAAATTTGTCGTTTAAATATTTTACATTGAATAATAATAGTCATTTATATTTACATTTATATTGAATAATAATAGTCATTTATAATATTTTTGTTTTTAATAAATCGGCTCATTTTTGATGCGCTCACACCTTCTATTTTTGATGCGTTCGCAATTGTATCCCATGTTGATAATATGTGATTGGTATTAACCTCTCTTTTATAAACTTTTTTTCCAGTTGAAGAAGTAATTATTTGTTTTTGAACATAAGGCTGCTTTAATGATATCCCATAATAACCTTCATTTGATTCCCCCTCAACCCAAACAGTTGATTTTAAAGTATACGGTAATTCATTCAAGTAATTTTTAATATCTTTGATATCTTTTTCTGATGTATCTTTGTTAAGGTTCAGTTTCCATTTTTGATACGTTTGCAATAAAGTTGAATTTAATATTTTACCACAATCCGTAAATTCACATGCATGAAAAATAAAATTTTCAACATCTAAATTGTTTGATATTTTTTTATATTCAACTGATTTTAATTTAATGCCAATGTATCCATGATTTCCATCAACTCGTTTTGGTTTAAATCTTGTATCTAAATAATTTTTAAGTGCGTGAAATATTTCTTTTGTTGGTTTTACTTTATTCCATAAACGATATCTCCCTTCCAAATTTACGGATAATTCTTGAACATCAGGTCTAACAATACATATTTCATTCACAAATTCATTAAATCTTTTATTTACATCATCTTCAGGTAATAAAATATTTTGATAAACAGATATTTCTTTTTCTTCAAATGAAGAAATAATAGTTTCTTGTTTCAACAATTTTTCTTGTAATTCATTTATTTTAATACTTTTCTCAACATTTTCTTTTTCATATACTTTTAATTTTTTATAAAGTTCATTATTTTCAATTTCTAATTCTTGATTTCGTTTCGTGAGATTGTTAAAATTTTCCAAACTATATATTTTACTTTGAATTATATCTTTTATTATTTTTGTTAATTTTTGAATGCTAAAATTATCATTATATGCGATAATTTCCGTTTTATTTTTACCATTTATTTGAATTGTTCTAATTTGATTTTTAATCTTTGGATGATTCTTTATTAAATTTTCTATTTCAACCTTATTTTGAACCTTAAAAGCATTTTTAAGGATAAAATTATTATAATGTTTATGATGATAAGAAACTCTATGTGCTAAATCATTTGTGTGTCCAAACTTGGTTAATTTCTCTCCATTTTCATTTGTATTATCAATCGTTCCAAAATAAATACATTCCGTATTAACTGGAAATTGAGAAATAAACGCCTGTTCAACTTCAGCTTGTTTTTCTTTTATTGTTGTTGAAATTATTATTTCTTTTTGTTCTAATTGTTGTTTTAATTCATAACATTCTTCATTAATTGTTTCATGTAAAATTTCCTCAAGTTTTAAATAATATTCATGAATTTCAGAAGCTTTTTTTGTTCCAGCTTTTAAACACAATAATTTAAAACATTTAATTGTTAAATGTATTTTTTTTTTATTTTGACCACCCCATTTATCGCATTCTAAACTTGCTTTCCCAACTGGGAAAGCAAGATTTTTATAATCCAAATTTATTGTAAAATTTTTTTCTAATAATGCCAAAGCTTTAACTTTTTGATTAAATCCTAACCACTTCCATACATCATCTAAATCAATAATATAATCTATATTTTTGTCGTAATTAATGTAACAATAAAAGCTGCTAACAAATAATTGTTGCTCATAATTTGTAAAATTGCTCTGAATTTTATTTAACAATTTATTATTATATGCGGTAGAAAGCTTTGTTATTGGATTATTTTCAATAAGTTCAACAATGTCAATGTTTTCCATCTTGTTATGTTTTATATTATAAAATACTCTTTAAGTTGTTTTTTGTTTTAAAATTAAAAGCAAGTTTTTAAAAGCGAGATTTTTTACCATTTAGTTGTTTTTTTCACATTAATTTTAGGACCACCGCCTCTTTTTTTCGTCTTGGTTGGATCATATTGTTCTTCTTGGTCTTCATCAGGCAATCCTTTAGATAATTCCCAGAATTCTTTTGAACCAAGACGGAAATCGTTGTGACCATCCGCCTTGTACCAAAATACTTGGTCCGTTAATTTATTCGACTTGGAGTTATTATTTATTACCAAACACTCATAATTTTCAGTGCATTGATCCATTACCTGACAAAAAGATTCAAATGTCGGAAACATACCCGCATAATTTTCATAAATCCGTTTTCTATTCGCAATGTAATTTTCTCTCAAAATGAATACATAATCTATGTTGGTTCTCAGTGTGGGAGGTATGCCTAAAGGATATTGCATTGTGATGACTAACATGACCTTCCAATGACGCCCATTCATAAAGAGTAAGCGCATTAATTTATCGCGAGCCCATGTGTTATCATAAAGGCAATCATCTAATATAACAAATGCTCTAGGATCAATAGATGTTCTTTTATAGGTTTCCATTTCTTTTTTAACTTGATGTAACACAGTTCTTTGCCGCTTTAAAATATTCTCAATAATAGCTGAATTATATTCATTATGAATAAATAATCTTGGCACCATTTTTCCATAAAATCCGTTTCCTTCTTCTGTTCCAGATATAACAGTACCAATTGGTATTTCTTGTTGATAATACAATAAATCTCTTACTAAAAAAGATTTTCCAGTGTCGCGCTTGCCAATTAAAACAACAACAGGACCTTTATTTTCATTTGGTTTAAACTGAATACTTTTCATATCAAATTTTTTTAGCTCAAGACTCATTGTTATTATATTTAAAAGAAAAGAAAAGAAATTACAAATTAAACGTCATTATTTTAGTCTGTTAATTTCCTAAATCAAACGAATAAAAATATAGGAAGAACTTTTAGAGAAACCATTTATTATTTAATCAATTGTTTAAATAATGAGTTAAAAACATATTTAATTTATATTTTAATTCACTAAAGATGATATCAATTAATTATCAGAAAAGGAAAAATGTCGAGCTTTTTAAACAGTTTGAAGAACCAACCTCACTTTTTCTCTCAAAAACACAGAATTATATACCGATTTATACAAGATTTTTAAATTTAAATGATACAAATTATAATAGTGTTAATTTAAACAACAACTTGTATATTTGTAATATTGAAAATAAAATCGAACAATCTGATAATCTTTTTATTTGTGGAATTAAAAATTCCCAAACAAATAAAGTTCAAAATAAAGAGGTATTCTTTAAAATGGCGCCTATATTAGACCCATACAAGTATATGATTGGCAAATATGACACAACGAATCCAAAATTATTTAATTTACCTAAACTAAATTCAACCACAGAAGAATGTAACCCTAAAT